TGCTTCAACAAATGGCTTTTCAAGTAACGCAGAAGAACTAAAAAATTCAAGCATACTGTTTGACAATATGGTTATAAGACCATTTCAAGAAGAAATATTGGACGCGTTCGATAGCATATTAGCTTACAACGGAGTTGCATTAAAGTTATTCTTTAAAACGTTACAACCTTTAGAGTTTACGGACTTGGAAAACACACAGAACGCTGAACAAGTTGCTGAAGAAACAGGAACAGAATTAAGCGCACACACAAACCCGTTAATTGATTTAGGCGAAGAACCACAAGAAAATTGGTTATTAATAGATGAAAAACAAGTTAACTACGATACAGACGAAGAAGAAAACGAATTGTTAAGTAAAGAACCTAAACAAAGTTTATTAAACAAAATTGTAAACTTGGTTAGTACAGGTTCAGCATTTCCGAATAGCAAAAGTCAACAAGATGAACTAATAGACGGAGTTAAATTTTTTACACGTTATAAATATGTCGGTGAAATAACTAAAAATAGACGTGAATTTTGTACACAAATGATATTAGCAAACAAGATTTACAGAAAAGAAGACATTATAAGAATGACAACACAAGTTGTTAACGCAGGTTGGGGTGCAAAAGGTGCCGACACTTATTCAATTTGGTTGTATAAGGGCGGTGGAAATTGCCACCACCGTTGGAACAAGCAAATATATGCAAGTTTTGAAGGAACTAATATTGATATAAACAGTCCACGAGCGCGACAAATTGCAGGGCAAAAAGCAGAAAAATACGGATATGTAATTAATAACCCAAAGTTAGTAAGTACACGTCCAATTGATATGCCTAACAAAGGGTTTTTACCTAAAAATAAAAAAGAGAATTAATGGCAGAAGCACTTTTAGTAACACGACAAGATTTAGTTAAATTCACTTCGTTAAACGGAAACGTAGATACGGATAATTTTATACAATATATTAAAATCGCACAAGATACAGACTTGCAAAATTTCACTGGTACAAAGCTCCTAAACAAGATAAAAGCGGACATAGTAGCAAATACGTTAACAGGCAATTATTTAACGCTTACAACTACTTATTTAAAGCCGATGTTAATTCATTTAGCGATGAAGTATTATTTACCGTTTGCAGCTTATACAATTTCAAACAAAGGAGTATATAAACACAATTCGGAAAATTCAACAAGCGTAGAAAAAAACGAAATAGACTTTTTAATTGAAAAGGAAACACAAATAGCACAACACTACACACAACGTTTTATTGACTACATAAGTAATAATAACAATTTGTTTCCTGAATACAACACGAATAGTAATAGCGATATGTTTCCAGATACTAATAATAATTATACAGGATGGTACATTTAAAAAGCTACAAACCAAAAGAAGTAAACATAGTTAAGTTAAAAACTTATTTAAAGAAATTAGAAAATGGCAAATAGTAACGGTTGGGGCGATGGTTCAGGAAACAACACAATTGGTTGGGGACAAGGAGCAAACAACGCAATAGGTTGGGGAAAATCGCATTCGTTATCTTATGCAGGTTTGACTAATATAGTAGGCGTAACAACAGACACAGACGCACAAGCATTTATTACAGCAACAGGAATAACTGACGCAACACAACAAGGAGCAATAGACGCTCTTGTAAAAGGTTTAAAAACCGATTTACTTTGGACTAAAATGTTAGCGGTTTACCCATTTGTAGGTGGTACTGCAACGACTTGTAAATATAATTTAAAGAATCCTGTTAACACTAATTTAGGACATAGATTAAATTTTGTAGGTGGCTGGACTTTTTCTAACAATGGAGTAACACCAAATGGAACAACTGCATACGCAGATACTTTTTTAGCCCCTTTAACGCATTTTACTTCAGGCAATAGTTCAGTTTCAGTTTATTCAAGAATTAATAATTCAGAAGTTGGAGTACTTTTAGGAACAAGGGGTTCAGCTTTTAATACAAATTTAGAACTTTTATTAAGAAATAGTACAAACACTAACCTTTGGCACAATACAAGTTCAGGCGGTATAATTGTTAGTCCAACACCTACAACAAGTGCAATGAATTTTATTTCAAGTAGAATTAATTCAGCAAATAATATAACTGCACAAAATGGAGCTACAAATAGTCAAGTAGGTTCTGAAATAGCTTTTTCATCTTTTCCAATTTATATTTCAGCAAAAAATAATATTGGTGTAGCTGCAACTTTTTCAACAAGACAGTTAGCATTCGCTCACATTGGAACAGGTTTAACAACCGCAGAATGTACTTTATTATACAATAGAATACAAACTTTTCAAACAACTTTAAGTAGACAAGTATGATAAAAGTAGGACTTTTAACGGAAAAACAAAAAGACGAATTAGTAGGGCAAGAATTTATGCTTGATGTATATTTTAACCCTATTCAAGACGCAAATAATAATTGGATTATTTCAATTCAAGAAATAGAACAGTGCAACAACCAATTTGCTTGGGTTAAAGATTTAGAATTAATTACTTACGAACCAAAAAAACAAGTAGATGAAAAGTAATTATTTAGCAAGTCTTTATTTTATTGCGGGTTTTTTAACTTCGTTTTCTTTAATTTGCCAAGGCACAGAACCTTACATTAATTTGGCAGGAATAACTTTATTTTTTTACTTAACTTTCAGTTTAACTGAAGCACTCGAAGAATTATGAAACTACAACTTTTTTTATTACTTTACTCAATTAAAAATTCAGCATTGAAACTTATAACAATTATTTTTTCGTTTTTTTTACCAATAGCTGGAATACTTGGACTTTTATTTACTTTGATTTTAGCAGACACAGCTACAGGAATATGGAAAGCTAAACACCTAAAACAAGAAATAACATCACGTAAACTTTCGGCAATAATTTCTAAAATTTTGCTTTATGAGTTATGTGTTATTTTATTTTTCTTAATAGATTATTTTATTCTTAACGATATAGTTTTAACCGTGTTTTCCGTGCCTTTAATGTTAACTAAAGTTTTAGCGTTAATTTTAGCAAGTATCGAAATACAGTCCATTGCAGAAAATTGGCGCATAGTAAAAGGAGTAAATTTATGGCAGTCAGCAAAATTACTTTTTACACGTGCTATTGATATTAAAAACGACATAAACAAATTAAAATGAATTTAAGCGCACACGTTACACTTGCAGAGTTTGAAAATTCACCTACTGCAACAACGCACGGAATAAACAACAAAATGAGTTTGTCACAAATTGAAAGCGCTAAACTTTTATGTGAAAACGTGTTTGAACCTTTAAGAATTCACCTAAACATACCAATAAAAATTAGTTCGGGCTACCGTTCACCACAATTGAATAAAATGATAAAAGGGAGTTTATCAAGCCAACATTGTAAAGCTGAAGCAATGGATATTAAAATAGACGCTAAAGGGTTTCATTTTATAAAAGACAAATTAGACTTCGACCAATTAATTTGGGAGTTTGGAAACGATGAAGAACCGCAATGGGTTCACGTTAGTTATAAAAAAAGTGGAAATCGTAAACAAGTTTTAAAAGCAACCAAGCAAAATGGCAAAACTAAATATAATTCTTATTAGTCTTTTTCTTTATTCGTGTTCGGCTCAATATCACCTGAACAAAGCAATAAAAAAAGGTTACGTTTGCGAAGATATTGCAGACACTTTGACAATAACAAAACTTGATAGTGTTTTAGTTACAAAATTTGACACAACGTATTACGAAACGTTTTTAAAAACTTTTGACACTATTATACAATGGCGAACAGAGTACGTTCCAAAAACACGATTAGACAAAAGAATAGAATATAAAATAAAAGTTAAAACTATTTATAAAGATAGGATAGTTGAAAAAGCAAAAGCAAAGTCTGAAGGACAAAAGGCAAAAACTGAATTAAAAAAGAACCGTCCAACAGGAAATCTAAACCTTCTTTTTGTAGGGGTTGCAATCGGTTTACTACTTTCGTGGTTATGGAAGTACGCAATCAAATCTGTAATATAAATTTTTATGAAAAATTCAAGCGCACGGTTTCGTCTTAAACAAGATGAGATTGAAGTTTTAATGCAATATCGTGGAATAAAAGAAGCAACCGACGAAGCTGGAGTAGATGACAAAGACGTAAAACACGGTTGGTTAAAAACAAAACAAGCTTCTTTGTTCTTTAAGAACCCTAATTTTAAGGTTGAAGAACTAAACGCAATCCAACAAATAAAAGACGAATGTATAAAAGAAGTAAAGTTATACGCTCCGAAATATCACGCAATAGAAACAATAAAAAGCGAAGACACGCATTTACTTGTAATTGATATTGCAGACTTACATATTGGAAAACTTGCAACAGCATTTGAAACAGGTGAAGACTATAATTCACAGATAGCCGTTAAACGTGCAAAAGACGGACTACAAGGCATCTTAAACAAGGCAAAAGGGTTTAATATAGACAAAGTTTTATTTGTTGCAGGAAACGACATACTACACACCGACAACACAAAACGAACTACAACAGCAGGAACACCGCAAGACACGGACGGAATGTGGTACGATAATTTTTTAATGGCAAAGAACCTATATATTGAACTTTTAGAACAATTAATGAATTTCGCAGACGTTGAAGTTGTTTACAACCCAAGTAACCACGATTTAACGCACGGTTTCTTTTTAATGCAATTAATAGAAGCACACTTCAGCAAGTCAAGTATTCGTTTTAATGTAGATTTAAAACATAGAAAAGCGTTTAGGTACGGAAGTAATTTAATAGGCACAACACACGGTGACGGAGCGAAAATAGAACATTTACCTTTATTACTTGCAACGGAGTTTCCAATACTTTGGAGCAAAACTAAACACCGATATATTTATTCGCACCACGTACACCATAAAACAAGCAAGGATTTCATTGGAGTAACATTTGAAACGTTACGCAGTGCTTCAGGAAGTGATAGTTGGCATCATAAAAACGGATATACAGGCGTTCCAAAAGCCGTTGAAGGATACATCCACCATAAAGAATTTGGACAAATTGCACGTTTAACACATATTTTTTAATATATTTGCAATTCATAGTTAGTTAAAAGAAAACAGTTATAAGCTCCCCAGCACGTAGCTGTTTTTTTTTGCACTAATAATGCTAAATAAAGTTTACAAATACCTACACTTTTGTAAGATATGCTTTACATAATAGGTATAATTCCGATTAATTGTCCAGTTTTTAATAGCAAAAACTTGACATTTTAATAAAGGATAAGGGGCAAAAATTACCACATTAATTAAATAGAAATGTTTTATAAACTTGACATTTTTATGGTTATAACCCTAATAACAATCAAAATTTTATATGTTTTACCTTTACTCTAATACGATATTAGGTAAAATTTACCTTAATTACGTGTTTTTCTTATTTAGAATGAATATTTATAACGTTTTTTTTTGTTCAGAAAACGTAATAAACACAAGGGTTTTAAAAAATAATTAAAAATAAATTAAAAATAATTGTTAAAAAGTATTGTAGTTATTAAAATAGTATATATATTTGCATATAATTATTAACGAAAACAAAAACAAAAACTATGAACACAGAAATGAAATTTACAGGAAACTTAATTAAATATGAAAACGGAAAAAAATTTGGTATTCATACTAAAATGACAAAAAAAGGATTAAGATATTACAGATATTCTTTTGGTCGGTTTTTTCCAATATCTCAATTAGAAATAAATAAATATATAATTTTAAATTAAAAACTATGAAAACACCATTAGCAACAACGTTAGACTTTTTAGAAGTTCAGCAACAGGAAAACAAACACAACACGAACCAACTGCATTTAATCATTCAAACCTTATGTACATTTTTAGACGATGAGCAATTGCAGGAAGTAGAAAATTTATTTAACCAATTTAAAAAATAAGACTATGAAAAACTTAATTGATTACTTTACACCAACAACCCAAGAACATAAATCGTTTTTAAGGCACTTTTTAGGCACTCTAACGGCTTTTATTGTGTTGGGTGGTATGTTCTATTGTTTAATGTATTTAAAAGCGTTGTAAGATGGAAAATAGAAATTTAGAATTTTGGAATAAAGGTTGGGAATTAACCTACGAATTTTTAGGTTGGCAATATTCAATTGCAGGAACTTGGGAGTTCAACGATTGGGACGAAGTTTCGGAATATGCGTTTATTGAATTAGACGTTGATGTTAGTCAAAAGTGGTTAACAGAAACAGACGACAATTTACAACCGCACGTTTTGGGTGTTCGTCTTTTAGAAGACTTACGTTTAGAAATGCAGGAAGCAATAAACAGTGATTTAGCACACTACAATTTTTGGGAGTGGAAGGTAAGTAACGATGAAAGCAACTATAATTTTTACCACGAACTATGAACACAGGAACGATTTACGAGCAAATGGATTGGTGGAAAAGACAATGGCGCGGTTCATTTGACTTACACCTTTATTTAGAAATATGTAGAATTAAAAAAAACGAAAACCAAATACAAAAACCTATGAAACGATTTAAAGCAACTTTTAAAACTTGGGCGTATGTTGGAGCGCCTGTTAAGTTAGAAACACGAATTGTTGAAGCTTACGACTTCCAGCACGTTAAAAACTTAATTCAAAAAAACGATGATATTATTTTAGAAATTAAACAAATAGAAAAATGAAACAAACAGCAGTAGAATGGTTAATTGAAACACATTTTGGAAGTATTGAAAATTGTACTCCTGATTTTAGAAATAAAATTAACCAAGCCAAAGCAATGGAGAGATATAAGAAAAATGACTCAATTGAAAAACAAGTAAGTATTTTAAAAAGTACACTTGAAGAAATGATGACAGGATTTGACTCTGAAGAAGATAGAATAGATTTTATTCTTGATATTTGCAATGGCTATAAAAAAAGAATTAATATTTAAATAAAAATTATAAAATGAACCAAAATAAAATGTACAGGTGTATAAGGCTTATGCAACACCTTCAAGAAAAACCAAGAAATATAAACACAATAGCAAAATATTTAAATGTAAGTTCAAGAACAGTTTACCGGTACTTAAAACTTTATGAAGCACTTGGATATGCAGTAAAAAAAGATATGTTTAACAAAGTAAAACTTATAAAATGATAGAACTAATAAAACAAATAATAGAACAAGACGGACTTGCAGAAAAAAATCGAAAACGTGAAATAATACACCGAAGAATTTATTTGTTTAGGAAGCTACGCGAAGACGGACACACACTCAAAGGAATAGGAAGTTTGTTTAATATGAACCACGCAACAATATTACACGGTTTAAAAACTTACCAAGACTTAAGCGATGTAAACGACAAAGTATTTTTACACGACATAGAATATTATAAACTTCTTTTGAGTTTAGAACGTCCAGAACTTGACTTAAGAAAAGAAATAAAAGAAGCAAAGAACTTAAAAGACTTGCGTAAAATTCAGTTAAGAATAAGAAATAAATTTTATTAACTTTAAAGAAAAAAAAATGATACAAATAAAAGACGAATTTAAAAAATTAATACCAGCACTAACTGCTGAAGAATTTAAACAACTTGAACAAAATTGTTTAGACGAAGGAATACGAGAAAAAATAATAACTTGGAACGGTTTTATAATTGACGGACACAACCGTTATGAAATTGCTACACGTTGGAATTTAGAATACGAAACTGAAGCTAAACGTTTTAAAGACGAAAACGAAGTTAAAGAATGGATGATAAACAACCAATTTGGTAGAAGAAATTTAAGCAACTACCAAAGAAGCGTTTTAGCTTTAGAACTTGAAAGTGTATTTAAAGAAAAAGCAAAAGAACAACAAGGCAAACGCACAGACCTTTTGGCAACATTGCCAAAAAGTGAACCAATAGACACACGAAAAGAAATTGCTAAAATTGCGGATGTAAAAGAAAGAACTTTAGGCAAAGTAAAAGTTATACAAGCTAAAGCAACCCCAGAAGTAAAAGCAAAATTAAGCACAGGCGAAGTAAGTATTAACCAAGCATACCAAGACATAAAAAAAGAAGAAAAGCAAATACAAATAGCAGAAAAAAAAGAAGAACAAAAACAAATAATTGAAAGCATAACAAATATAGAATTAAAAAATATTGAAACTACTATTGAAAAAGGATGGTATAAAGTAGGCAAACAATTTTTATATTTTGGCAGTAATACAGATAAAGAATTTATTGAAAAATTACCTAAAGCTAAATTTGCTTTTGCAGACCCGCCTTATAACGCAGGAGTAGACAAATGGGATTTTGATTATAAATGGGAATTAGATTATATAGAAAATTATGCTGATGTTGTAGCGGTAACACCTGGAGGGTGGAACACTTGCAATTTTTACAAAGAAACTAATATGAATTATATTTGGGAAATGTTTTGTTGGATAACAAACGGAATGACACACGGAAAATGTGGCTATGCAAATGTAATTAAAACATCTATTTTTGGAAAAGTTAAACCTAAAATATCGCAAGACTTTTGGAAAATAAATATAGATATTTCAAAAACTGAAGACACAAAACATAAAGGCAGAAAACCTTATGATTTTATGATACATTTAATAGATATGTTTACTAATGAAAAAGATATTATAATTGATGTTTTTGCAGGAAGCGGAACAACTTTATTAATGTGTGAAAAAATGAACAGGATTAGTTATAATGCAGAAATTGATAAACAATACTGTATTGATATTATTAAAAGAATAGGGACTTATGAACGAATTTAAAAAAAGAATAGAGTATTCAGATATTTTAACAAATTTTTTTAATGATTTTTTAAAAGAGAATAAAATATCTTATTTCGAAAGTGGATACGAATTTTATAAAAGTAATGAAGATGCAGTAAATAAAGTAAAGTTTAAAAATGATGTTACTTCAAAATTTATAAGATATTACCCTGATTATACAATAGTAGGTAAAAACAAATCTATTTTAATTGACGCAAAAAATAGTTCGGGCATTGAAAAAGAATGTTATGAGAATTATAAAAATTTAGAATATAGCTGTAATATTAATTTGCTTTTATTATTAAAAAATAAAAAACTTTGTAAATTACAAGATTTAAAATTTTATAAACCTGATGCTTTTGATGCAAAATCTAATTTAACAATACCGATTGAAAATGATTTTTTTAGGTCTCCAAGATTATTAAATAGTAATGATTATAAAAAATATATGGATGTTTATAAAGGTAAAACAAGTGGCTGTTCTTTTGCATTTATTGATTTTATAAACACAAAATTTTATGAATTAAATGTATTAAACAAATTATAATTAAAAAAACTGTTATTTAGAATTAATTGTTAAATTTGCAACTGTACTCGTCTAACATTATAAGTACAAAAGGAATTATTACCCTTGTTTATGAAGTTGAAGTTAGACGCAACGGATTGAGCAGGGGTATTTTTATTTAAAAAAATTAGTATGGCTGAAGAAAAAAAAGGGTTTATATTGTATAGTGACATAATACATACAATAGAAAAATTAACAGATGAACAAGCAGGAGTTTTGTTTAAGCATATTTTAAAGTATGTAAACGATTTAAACCCAGAATGCGAAGACTTAATAACTGAAATTGCATTTGAACCAATTAAACAAAGTTTAAAACGTGACTTGTTGAAATGGGACGATAAGAAACAAAAACGAAGTGAAGCTGGAGTAGCAGGAGCAACAAAAAGATGGCAAAATATAGCAAACGATAGCAAACGCATAAAACCGATAGCAAACATAGCTGTAAGTGTTAATGATAATGTAAGTGTAAATGTAAAAGATATATATAGGAGCTTCGCTCATTTGTCTATTACTGAAGACGAAGTAAAAAAGTTATTAGATAAACATACAATTACACAAATAAACAACGTATTAAACGACATAGAGAATTACAAGCAAAATACTAAATATAAAAGTTTATATTTAACGGCTGTAAAATGGCTACAGAAAAACGAACCAACATCCGAAGGAATTTCACCTGAAGAAATAAAAGCAAGAAAATATGGATACATTAACTAACGGTTCAGCACTTGACTATTTATTGAACTACCGTGACGGCAAAATAAAACACGGTTTAGAACTTGGAAATGGACTTGATGAATATTTAAAATTCAAACGTAAACAAGTTTGCATAATTTTAGGACACGACAACGTAGGCAAAACTTATTTTATTAATTGGTATTTTTTAGCACTTGCACTTAAACACAAATTAAAGTTTATTATTTGGAGCGGTGAGAACCAGCACGGGCAAATTTTGAGAGACTTAATACAAATGTATGCAGGAATTAATTTTAAACAATTAACACACGATGAAATAAGAAACTACTCAGCATACTTGGAACAATACTTTACATTTGTAAAAAACGACCGCCTGTATAAACACGAAGAACTATTTAAAATATTTGAACAAAGCGAATGCGATGTTGCACTAATAGACCCATTTACCGGACTTGATAGAAATATGACTTACGAAGGTAACTATCAATTTATGAACGCAGCACGAGAATTTGTAAACAAAACAGGAATGACAATTTACATAAACACTCATCCGAATACTGAAAGCGGACGTAGTTCAAATATTTACGCAGACGGAGACTTTAAAGGACATTTAAAAGCACCGTTAAAAGACCACGTAGAAGGTGGCAAAGCATTTACAAACAGATGCGATGATATGATAGTAGTTCACAGACTAATAAAACACGATGTAATGAAATATGTAACGTGGGTTTCAACTGAAAAAATTAAAGACGTAGACACAGGCGGAAAACATACTGGACTTAACGACCCTGTTTATTGCGAATACAATTACGGTTTAGGTTTTAAAGTTTACGGAAAAGACGTAATTTCGGAGTTCAGACCAACAAATAATATTAACTTAAAACCTTTTTAAAATGAAAGTAGCTTGGTTTAGTTGTGGAGTAACAAGCGCAGTAGCTTGTAAACTTGCAGTAGATGAATACGGAAAAGACAACGTTGAATTATTTTATATTGTTATTAATTCAGCGCACGAAGACAACGAACGGTTTATTTTAGATTGCGAAAATTGGATTGGTAAAAAAATAAATAAAATTCAGTCAACAAAATTTAAAGACCAGTTTGAAGTAATTGAAAAAATTAAATATGTAAACGGAGTTAATGGTGCGCCTTGCACTTTGCACTTAAAAAAAAATGTAAGGTTTGCAATTGAAAAAAGCAATAATTTTGACGGACAAATATTTGGTTTTGAATTTGAAAAAAAAGAAATAAATAGAGCAATTAGGTTTAGTCAACAATATTCTGATGTTAAACCTTTATACCCTTTAATTGATAGAAAAATAACTAAAAGTCAATGTGCAGAAATTTTGTTAATTAACGGAATTAAATTACCTAAAATGTATGAGTTAGGTTTTCACAATAATAATTGTATTGGGTGCGTTAAAGGTGGCAAAGGTTATTGGAACCACGTTAGAAAACACTTTCCAGAAACATTTGAAAAAATGAGTAATTTAGAACAAAAAATTGGAGCGACTTGCATAAAAAATAAATTTTTAAAAGATTTAAAACCGAACGAAGGAAAACACGAACCGCCAATAGTTCCAGACTGCGGTACTTTTTGCGAAATAGAATTTGCAGATATTATTGACAAAAACACGGAGCGAGTATTAAACGGATATACAACTATGAAACAATTAAAACTTTTTTAAAATGGAACTTGAATTATTGAGCAGTAGAATAAACTTAAACCACACTTGTATAAAATTACAAGTAAGCATTGAAGACATAAAAACGAAACATCCTAACCGAACAGACTTAATAAGTTCAATGGAACAAAGTTTGTACGAAATAAAAAAAGCAATGGTTGTTTACCAAACGTTAGAAAAAGAATTTAGAGCGACAAGACAAATTAACTTTGACCTTCAGCATATAAATTTAGAGTTGAAACAGGACGTAAAAGACTTAAAAAAAATAATTGAATTTAACGACGCAGAACTTTGAAAACACGAACTAAAAAATGTTTTAACTGCAAAGAAGAATTTACACCGTTCAGCACACTACAAAAGTTTTGTTTAAAAAACGAATGTATAAAAGCAATGGTTGAAGCGCAAAAGTTAAAGGAATGGAACAAGAAGAAAAAAAAGTTAGTTGAGAACTTAAAAACCGCAAACGATTATTTAAAAATAGCGCAACAGGTGTTCAATAAATTTATTCGTGTTCGTGACGCTGGACTAAATTGTATATCGTGCAACAAACCGCCTAAAAAAGAAAACGCAGGACACTATTATTCACAGGGTGGACATAGTAACGTAAGGTTTAACGAAGACAACGTACACTTGCAATGCGAAGCTTGTAACACTTACTTAAGCGGTAACTTGTTGAACTATCAAATAGGCATTGAAAAACGAATAGGAGCGCAAAGATTAATGGAGCTTCAGGCAAAAGCACACGATGTAAAAAAATGGACAAAAGACGAACTAAAAGAATTAATAGAAATTTATAAAAATAAATTAAAAAAATAGTTGTTTATTAAATAACTTTATTTATATTTGCATATATTATTAACTTAAATTATTTAACTATGAAACATTTATTTAAAAGTTTAGCAGAGTTCCAACAAGAAGTTCCTGTTATTCACAAAGCAACACAAGGTTACGGTTACACTTACGCAGACCTTCCAAAAATTTTTGAAGTAATTAACCCACTACTAAAAAAACACGGATTAGGGTTTACACAATTAATTAACGGAACACAAATTGCAACCTGTTTATTTCACGTTGAAAGTGCTGAAAGTATCGAAAGTAAAATTGATATTCCACAAGGAGTAATTTTAAAAGGAATGAACGAGTTCCAAGTTTTAGGAAGTGCAATTACTTACTTAAGACGTTACGCTTTAAGTTCAATGCTTGGTTTAGTTACGGACAAAGACACGGACGCTTCTGGAGAACAAGTAAAACACGAACCTAAAAAACAAGCAATAGACAACGCACGTTTTCAAAAAGCTATTGACGCAATTAGCAAAGGAGAATATACAGTTGAAGAACTAACAACAAAGTTTAGTTTAACACCTGCACAATTAAAAACGTTAGAAGTATGAAAATACGTTGTTCAGCATTGGGGCGGTTAATGACCGCTCCACGCACCAAGACCGAAATATTAAGCAAGACCGCAAAGAGTTACATCCAAGAACTTGTTTTAGAACACAAATACGGAATTAAAAAAGAATTTTCAAGTAGATACACCGACAAAGGTTTACAATGCGAAGACGAAGCAATTAGTTTAGTAAACGATGTTTTAGGTTTAGGGTTTATATTTAAGAACGAAGAACACTTTAACAACGAATGGATAACAGGAACACCTGACGTAAACACGAATGAAATTTTACTTGACATAAAATGCAGTTACGAAGCACATACTTTTCCGTTCTTTGAAGATGAAATACCTACAAAAGATTACTACTATCAATTACAGGGCTATATGTGGCTAACAGGCAAGACTGAAGCGTTACTTTGTTATTGTTTAGTAAACACACCGTTAGAAATAGTTGAAGACGAAATACGCAGGGAACACTGGAAACATTTTAAAATTGACGAAGATGCAGAAATACGAGAATACGTAGAAAAGAAACATAACTTTGACCACCTTCCAGACGCAACAAAAGTTAAAGTTTTTAAAATTGAACGAGATGAAACAGTAATTTGGGAAATACAAAACAAGGTTGAAGAAGCAAGAATTTATTTTAACAATTTAATCGAAACAATATGAAAGCAATACTTGAATTTAACCTGCCTGAAGACAAAGAAGATTTTGACTTTGCAACCAACGGAATTAATTATTATTCAGCACTTACGGAGTTTGACAATTGGTTAAGAAGCGAATACAAATACAACGGTAACGAAGCAATGTTTGAAGTAAGGAAAAAACTAAACGAATTTATTAACGACAATAATATAAAAATATGAAAGAAAAAACAATCGCAATTATTTTAACTTTAATAGTTTACACCTTTGCAATAATAGGTTTTGTAAAATTTATAACTTGGGCAATATGAAAACACGAATTAAAAAACTATGGAACTACTTTTGTTTTATAAACAAAGAAGTAATAAAATGTCAAATATTCACAGGACGAGGTAAATTTTAACTATGGACATACAAATACAAGACAAAAACGTTTTAAGCGTTATGGCGCGATTTAAAGAACGTTCCGAAGCAGGAATGAAGAAATACAAAACAACGTTAGAACGAACTGATTTAAGCACGTTAGAATGGCTACAACACGCACAGGAAGAAGCAATGGACTTTGTTCTTTACTTGGAGCGACTAAAACACGAATATAAACTAAACAAATAAAAAATGGAAACAAGAAACAACACAGGTGCAATTTTTAAGAACGACAACAAAAAAGCGGAAAACCATCCAGACTACAAAGGCAAAGTAAACGTAAATGGTAAGGATATGGAAATAGCTTTATGGATGAAAACTTCAGCAAAAGGAGTTAAATTCTTTTCAGTAAGTTTTAGTGAACCATTTGTAAAGAATGAGCCACAAATAAATAAAAATGAGCCACAAATTTCAGGAATAGTTG